TGCTTCCGGAAGCGCGTCTCAAAACCCGCCATCAGGTAGGCCTCGGTCGCGGTCCGATACCATGCGTCCATCTCGACGCCCTTGACCGCCTGGTCGCCCGGAACCTGCCCCATGATCAGCGCGACGCGGCCATCGATCTGCCGCCATGGGCGCATCAGATGGCCGAAGTGCCGTTCCCACCGGCTGTCGTCATGGAATGGTCCCCGGAAGATGCCGCGGCCGTTCAAGCCGCCGCCGAACGACACTGACGTGTAGGCGAAGCGGTCGCCCACATAGCCCCTCTCCAGGATGCAGACCGCACCGCCAGCCGCCTTCTGGCGCTCGATCCAATCCGGCCGGCGCACGCCCCACATGACCAGCAAGTCGCATGGCGATGGCGATCCGCCGACCGTGACGCGCCAGCCATGTCTCCGAAGGCCTTCAGCGAACGCGCTGCCCCATTCCTCGTGGTGCTGCAGCCGCGGATGGGCGACGATGTGGGCGTGCATCAGTAGAACCTCGACAGGCGATGGCCGCTCACCAGCGCCTCGAATGTTGCCCGGCCCGCCTCCAGCTTGGTGGCGTCCACCGACCCGCGCTCGTCATCGATGCCCATCCGGCACCAGAACATGAGCGCGCGCTGGATATCGGCCGGCAGCTCGTCTGCCGCCCATCCGGCCTCGAATGTGATCGTGACCGGTGCCGGCACGTCGTAGTCGGGAGACGGCCACGAGCCCCCACGCGGCGGCATGATCGTGCCGCCATCGTCGCCGCCCAGGTCCTCCTGGTAGCCGGTGCCCGCCGGAGATCCTGAAGACGGCCCCAGCAGTGTCACAGTGCTGCCGCCTGCAACGACCTCGACCTTCTGCACCGCCCGCGTCTTGCCGCGCGGCAGAACGACCTCCTGATATCGGTTGCACGGGAAATCCCGCAGCATCCACCGGTGCACCCGGCGCACAACCGTGCGATGGGTGCTGTTCTCGAATTCAGAGATTGCCGCCTGAAGGTTGAGCTCGATCAGCTCGTCCATGTCGGGGAAGTCGACGGCGAGATGCTGCTTGAGCAGCTCCAGCTCTATCAGCGGCGGGCTGCCCGCCAGAGGCTCCACGTCGAGGCGAAGCGGCTGCAGCATCTGGCTTGGGTAGTGCATCGTGCTGGGATAGCGCATCGTCGAGGCCCATCATTGGGAAGCAGGTGAGAGCTGAGCCCGGCGTGGCGTTGACGATCTCGACGCCCGGCGGGAGCGATTTGGCTGCCCGCTCGAACGGCGGGATGAAACCGGAGAAACCTGTCCTGGTCCTGAGCGGCGCCGGATGGTCGCCGAAGAAATGGCTCATGCCGTCGACCACGCGCATGTCGAAGCCGACCAGGACCACGCGCGCGGCACCCATCAGGATGCCCAGATTGACCGCCTGGAACCCTCCGTTGGAGCCGTAGTGGATCACAGTCGGGTCGGTCGAGAAGCCCTCACGTGCGGCGCCGGCGACCAGCCGCACGCCGTAGGCCTCGGCGACCTCGATCTTGCCGTTGTTGGCATCGTCGTGCGTCGACCACTTTTCGCCCTTGAAGCCCGCCGCGCCCTGGTGGTGCTGCCACCACGCCCGGTCGCAGGCGTAGAGCACGTCCGCCCAGGGAAGGCGCCGCCATGCATCGTTGACGACGATGGTGCGCACGCCCTTGCACTGCTCGGCAACGTCCTCCGTCAGAGACGGCCCAGGCGCGGCGACGATGACCGTCTGACCGTCCCAGCGCCGCGGCACCGCCTCCAGTCCGGGCCGCACCGTCTGCGGCGCTTGCGGCTTGCCCACCTCGACGGCGAGGCCTTCCGCGATCGCCCGGCGCGCCAGCTCCACCGGCATGTCGTGCGGCACGCGATAGACACCGGCATGCATGAGCGGCGTACGCCCCTCGACCAGGCCGGCCGCGTAGTACCATTGCGAGCGCAGCTCGATCTGCATGCGACCCCCCAAACAAATGGAGGCGGCGTTGACGCCGCCTCCAGTCTTGTCGCCTCGATCAGGTGAGCGCGCGCTTGATCAGCTTGACCGCATCGTTGTTGAGAACGATGCCGCCCTCGCGCCGGCGCACGTAGAACTTGACGAAGCCGGGAGCCGAGATGTTGTCGCGGGTCACGCGCAGGCCGACGCGGTCGGCGAGAAGGTAGGCGCGACCCCAGTTGCCGAAGCCGATCGGGAACGCGTTGGTGCCGATGTCGTCCATCTGCTCCCAAGTGGCGGTCGGATAGCCGAGCAGCCGATCCGGCTGGCCGGCCTGCAGACCGGGCGCCCAGTGGTACTGCCCGTTCTCGTCCTTCAGCTTCCGCACCACAGCGGTGGTGTTGCTGTTCATGACCCAGCTCGCGCCCGCACGGTACATGCTGTTGAGCGTGTAGATGCAGGTGATCAGGTCATCGCCCGCGAGCGTCGCGACGGCCGGAGAGGCTCCGTTGGGGCTCATCGGCACGTACTGGAACGCCGCCGCGTTGCGCAGAGGCGACGCGTAGTCCGCGGTGCTGGCCGGCGCCTGGTTCAGGAACCCGGTCGGCTTGTTGGTGCCGTTGCCGCGGATGACCGCGTCGCCCTCGTTCAGCGCGAAGGACTCGGCGACCTCGGCAGCCAGCCAGGCCTCGACATCGAAGAAGATGTCGTCCAGGCTCCACTCCGACACCTGAGGATACGCGTAGATCTCGCCGTTGGTCGGCGCGCGCTCACGCAAGGTCGGCGTGGTCGTGGCCGTCCGCGAGGCGGTCTCACCGACCCACCCGGACGTCGGGGTGCCGATGCTGACCAGCTCCTTGTAGTCCGAGGTCCCCGTGGTCACCACCTTGACCAGATCGCGGACCGGAGAGAACTTGCGCTCCAGTTTCTCGATCTGCCGGCTGATCTCCTCCGGCACGGCGAAGCCGCCGGCCGCCGGGGTGCCGATGGTGATGTCCTTCGCCTCGATCGCAGCCTGCGCGACCGAGCGCATGCGCTGCTCGGCCTCGTTGGACTGGCCCTTGGACCTGATCCAATCGACGAACGCGCCCTTGTACTCGCCGCGGCGCTTCTCCGACACGGTGGCGCCGGGCTGGCTCGCACGAGCCTCCAGCTCCTCGATGCGGTCCTTCTGCGCCTTCATCTCGGCTTCCACGTCGCGCCTCAGCTTCGTGAGCGAGCCGATGTCCTTCTCGATCTTGGCAAGCTTGACCTCGGCCTCGCCGCTGCCCTTGCCGTCTGCCAGAGCCTCAAGCCGCTCGTCATTCGCGGACTTGTAGGCTTCGAAGGCCTCACCGATCTTGTTGATCGTCTTGGTGAGCGCCTGCAGAGATGCATCCATGGCGGATGCTCCTTTCGGTTCTTCAGTGGTTGAGCGAACCCACCACGAATTTCTCCAGCAGCGCGTTGGCTGCCGCGAGCGCTTCGCAGTCGGCGGTTTCATCCGGTGCAGCCGCGACCCGCAGCGCATTCTCCGGGGCTCCTGCATCACGCAGGAGCCATGATCGGATGACCGGAACCGCGCGCTCGCAGTCCTTGCGCGAGAGTCCTGCATCACGCAGGATGGCCTCCAGTTCGCGCAAATTCTCCGTCGTCAACGTCTTGACGCCGGAAACTCGTGCCTTCGGGTTGGCGGGAAACGTGACCACGCTGACCTCGATCAGGTCGAGCTCGGTCAGCGTCCGCATGGGCTCACCGGGCTTCGTGCCTTGCGTCGCCTTCCTGGTGCGGAACCCGATCGACAAGCCGTCGAGCACGCCAGCCTTGAGCCCCTCGTAGATGTACTGCCCGCGCTCCGTCTGCATGGCGAACAGCTTGCCCTCGACCTTCAGGCCGCGGCTGTTCTCCTCCATGCTGGTCCACTTGCCGATCGGCAGCATGTCGTTGGCGCCGCCGCCGAACGGACCGCCGCCGTGCTGCAGGAGCATGGGCGGTAGCTTCCCCTTGTCCTCCCACTCCCGCAGCGTGCTCTTGAATGCGCCCTTGGCGATGGTGTCGCCGTAGCTGTCGACGTTGCCGAAGATGGCCCCGTAGCCGGAGAACTCCCCGGCCTTGTCGGTGGCCAGCTTGACCTCGGTGAGACCAAACTGCCGGTGCTCAATCGTCGGCATCGTTGCCCTCGTCATCGTTATTCTCGCCCTCGCTGCCGGGCTTCGCGGTCTCCTGCTCCGGCTGGTTTGCAGTCGTCTGCCCGGACGGCCCCTGCCGCCATACCTGGTCGCCGCCTTGACCCGGCGGCAGCGGGTTCATGTTCTCGTGCTCGCGCCATTCGTTGGCCGTAATGACCCCGGAATCGCGCATGATCTTGAGGCCCTGCTGGCGCGTCAGGAAGTCGGCCCGCAGCTCGGCATCGAGGTTGAAGCGGATGATCACACCTTGCGACCGCTCCTCATCGGTCAGCAGGTCACGTTCCATCGCCTCCTCGAGGATGCGAATTATCGGCAGCACCACGTTGACGATGAAGGCGAGGCTTTGCTGCTCGACGTTGTTGAACGTGCCCTTGCTCAGGTCGCCGACCAGATGCGGCGGCACACCGAACGCGCCGGCGATGACCGTGCGCTGGTACTGCCGCGTCTGCAGGAACTGAGCTTTCTCCGCCTCGACCGCAATCTGCTGGGCGATCTCGACGCCGTTCGGCAGCACCATGACCCGATGGCGCCCGGTCTTGCCATAGACCTCCTCAAGGTTCTGCCGGAACTTGGCGCGCTCCTCGTCGGAGTTGAAACCCTTGGAGCCTTGTGCCGGCTTCAGGATCAGGCCCGGCGTCGCGCCGTTGCCGAAGAACGATCCGCCGAACCGCTCCGCCGCGATCTCCAGCGCGATGGCGTTGCGCACATCCATCACCGGGCTGTCGCCGCAGATGCCGTTGCGCGCTGGACCGCGCGCGTGGTGGATCTGGTCGGGCCGGTAGACGACCTTTGCCCCGTTCGCCTGGTTCACCTCATAGGCGATGTCGAGCGTGGTCGGATCCTGCTTGACGGTGACACAGCCAGGGTGCAGCGGCACGAGGCGCCGGATCGGCCCGGTGTTGCCGCGCGCCTTGAACGCGTAGAAATTCCCGTACCGGACCAGCCAGCTCACCGCGTCGAGCCAGTAGGACGTGTGCGTAAGCCACGCTGCCGGCCGCTTCAGCAGCACCGCAACTGGGTGGTCGGGGATGTCCTCCTTGGTGGTCTTCCCATCCACCACCGTCTTGCGCAGAACGCGCACCGGAAGCGTGGCTATGCGCCGCGAGATGGCCTGCACCAGCGCCTGCACCGTCGGCGACTCCATCGCCGAGTCAGGGGTGACTGGGATGCCGGCCGCGGACTCGTAGATCGCCTCCAGCCTGCTGATCAGCGTGTTGATGCTGACGCCGGCCTCCTTCCGCTCGCGCGAGATTTCGAACCCCAAGAGGCGCATTTAGACCGCCACCAATTCGTTGATGTTGATGTAGCCGCCGCTATGCCCAGTGCCCTTGACGGCAGCGCCGGTTGCCATTGCCAGAGCCACGGCGAGGTCGATGCGCCCGCCGGGTCGGTTCTT